TGTCAATGATGTGCGTGGCATTCTTGATATTGCTTACACAACTATTGATGACTACACAGTTATGTCAGAAGCAATGCTTGACCGTCAAGTTACACGCCAGCAAGCAGTGGATTACTTCAAAAAAGTATTCCCATTGCCTAGCAAGGTAGAAGATACACCTCTAGATTTATTATCTGCAGGTGAGAAGATGCAACGCACCAATGCGCTCAACCACAGAGCCAGAAGCCTAGACATATACGAGAACAGTCCTACTCAGGAGAATATCCGAGAGACTGCCTTCGGTCTATGGCAGGCAGTTGTTGAGTATGCCGACCACGGCAAACCAGGTAAGTCAAAGTCACTAGGCGTTAGAACAATGTCAGGTGGCAGTGATAGCCTAAAGATAAGAGCACAAGAACTAGCACTAGCATAAGGAGACTACAGTGGAAATTATCTATACAGATAAAGATGGAAATACGGTTAAGTTCACCGAAGAGATGGCTATTGCAGCCATCACTGAGCGTGATGAACTACGCCAGAAACTAAATGATTGCGATGACAGAGCAAGCAGATACTATGGCAAACTAGTTACAGTAAGAGAGCACGTCTTTGAGTTCTTCAACTCTCGCTATGACAGCAGTAGTGATGAGATAGAATGCAATGTAGATGAGGTCAATGAACTGCTCGGAAACATTGGCGCTGAACAACTAAAGAAACTATGGACAGTTACTGGAAGTATTAACTTTACAGTAACCAACATTCCTGCAGCCAATGATGACGAAGCAAATGATTATGTAATGAATGAATTGTCTGTTGAGGTAAGCGGCGATGCCGACTTAGATGACTGGACAATTGATATCTCAGATACAGAACAGCAGTAACTAAATGCCCAAGATATCTGGGCATACCTATGATGGGGCACAGCAAACAGGCAAGTGTCTGGTAGGCAAGCACGATGAATGCAAAGGTACCGCGGTCATCGGTATCCACGCACTCAGGAGACTATGTGCTTGCCAATGCCACGCCAACTCAGATAGTTCAGAGGAACCCCCTTCCGTCATCTGATACTATCTGCCTACTGAGATGGGCTGGAGTTTGATTAGTCTCCTTTTCCAGCCCATCTCTTTTATAAGGAGACAAGGAAAGATTTATGCGAGTAGAAGTAGAACGGGACAGGTATGGACGTCCGTTAATAATTCCTAAAGCAGGAGGCAAACCAGTTGCTTATACAAGAGCAACAACAATTGCTAACAGTTTAGATGACCCATCAGCATTGACCGCTTGGAAAATGCGTATGGCTGCAATAGGTTTAACAGTTCGTAATGATTTACTTTTATCTATCAGCGCAGCAGGCGATGATAAGATGGCTATTAATAAATACATTGAAGATGCTATGGAAGTAGCAGGCGCTAGTCGTGCAGCAAGTATCGGCACAGCACTACATTCAATAGCAGAGAAACTAGATTTGGGCCAGTCACCTGGACCAATACCAGACGAGTGGGCAGGGGACATCCGCGCCTATGAATTAACAACAGGACATCTCAAGAAATACTTTATAGAACAATTCTGCGTGTTGGATAAGTACAAGATTGCTGGTACTCCCGACAGAGTAATTGAATATAAAGGTGAGAAGTTCATTGCTGATATAAAGACTGGTCGCATTGACCACCCAAACAACATTGCTATTCAGTTAGCAATTTACGCCAACGGCTCCCCGTATGACGTTGCTACGGGTCGCCGTGGTAGTTGGGGTGATATCAATAAAGAGAAAGCAGTTATCATCCATCTTCCAGCAGGAACTGGTCTATGCAAATTAGTTTGGATAGACATTAAAGAGGGCTGGAAAGGAGTACAATTCGCAATGAAAGTAAGACAGTGGCGAGACAAAAAGGGTCTCGTTACTCCATTTGAAGAAGGAGATATCAGTGGCTAGCACTGAAGCACCAATCAGTATCACAGTAAAATCAGCAGCAGGTTCACTCATTACAGTTCGTGCAGAACACGGAGATGAACTAGACCAACTAGTAGCATCAGCACTAGATGCAATCAAGTCAGCAGTATCAGAACTTGAAGCAGCAGCCAAAGGCGTAGCGCCAGTTCAGTATCAGCCAATGGCACCAGCACAGGTAGCAGCAACTCTCGGCGCATCTATCATTGACAGCCCAACACCCAGCGATGGTGGTTGGGGTGCAGCACCATCAATTAATGGACGTAATTGTCCACACGGCAAGATGACAGCCATCCAAGGGACAGGTAAAGACGGCAAGACATATCGTGGTTACTTCTGCCCAGCACCTAAAGGTGCAATTGACAAGTGCAAGAATCAGTATGTTCGTGCTGGTTCACCAGAATGGAATACATTTGTTGCTGAACAAGTGAAGTAATGAGAACACTTAAACGCAGCATTAACAAAGCAGAGGTGGGCGGAGAACCATTACCGCCCGCCTTTGCGGCATTTGAACGGGCAGGAATTATCCTGCGCCGTGCAGAAATCACAATGATTGCTGGCACTCCTGGTGCTGGTAAATCATCTATCGCACTGGCAATAGCAGCCAGAGCAAAAGTTCCTACGCTTTACTTCAGCGCAGATACCAATGCTCACACTATGGCTATGCGATTACTGGCAATGTCCAGCCGTATTACACAGACAGCAGCAGAGCAGATGCTCAAGCGTGAGCCTGAACAAGCAGAAGAAGTTCTTACCCTTAACAATCACTTGTTCTGGTCTTTTGAATCTACACCCACTCTAAAAGATTTAGATGATGAGGTCAGTGCATTTGAAACAGTATGGGGTAGAAGTCCTACGCTTATAGTTGTAGATAACCTAATGGATATTGCAATGGATGGACACGAAGAATTCCAAGGTATGCGTGCAGCAATGAAGGAGTTAAAGTATCTTGCAAGAGATACCAACTCAGCCGTGCTTGTTCTGCACCATACTAAGGAAGGCTTTGATGGCTATCCCTGCCAGCCCCGCTCAGCAATACAGGGGTTGGTCAATCAGATACCAGCAATGGTTCTTACTATCGGTCAGATGAAGCAAGGCGATGACACCTATCTCTGCGTAGCCCCAGTCAAAAACAGATACGGGCGAGCAGACCAGACAGGCAATAACTACGTCAGCCTAGCCTTCAACCCTGACAGTATGTATCTAGAAGATGTTCAAGTTAAGTACGCACAGGAGACAATGTATGGAAACTAAGATATGGGACTGTTCATTCAGTCAAGAAGATTTAGAAGTAACAATAGGTAGAGCCCTTACAGAAGGTGAATGGAACATTATTGTAGATGAGTTGTATAACAACGATGGTCTATACAATATGCTTCAGGCACAAGTAACTAAGATTGCATTGGCAGCAATTGAGTAGTGCATCTAAGCGTAAAGGTAGCCAAGCAGAACGAGATGTAGTTGCTTGGCTTAAAGCCAATGGCTACAAGTATGCAGACCGCAGACTCGCAGGAGCAACCTTAGACAAAGGCGATATAAGCGGTGTGCCAGGTGTAACCATTGAGATAAAGAACCACGCCAAGATGGACCTAGCAGGATGGCTAGCAGAACTAGAAGTAGAAATGAAAAATGATAATGCTTGGACAGGTGTAGTAATACACAAACGTAAAGGCAAAGGAGATGTCAGCGAGTGGTATGCCAGTATGCCAGCACAGGTATGGCTAGAACTGCTGAAGAAAACAGATGGAGAAACATAGTATTGCTGCATACCTAGAGTATGTAGGCGCCGCCGTGCCGTCAGGCGGGCACGGCTGGCGCAAGATAAAGTGCCCATTCCATCCAGATAAACACGCATCGGCTGGTGTTAATTTTGATGAAGGCAGATTCAAATGCCACGGATGTGGCGTTGGTGGAGATGTATACGATTTAATTATGCACAAGGAAGGAGGCAATTATCGTGAGGCTGTCAAATTCGCAGAGACAATTTCTCCTACAGGCAGCGACAGAATACGCCAAACACATAAGTCAAGCAGCAGATTATCTAGCAACTCGGGGTCTATCGGTAGACGAAGCAAAGATGTTTCATTTAGGAGTAGTGGACAATCCATCTCCAGGACACGAAGGCTACAAGGGTAAGTTAGTAATCCCATACATCACGCCATCAGGCGTGGTTGACTTAAGGTTTCGCAGTATCAGAGGAGAAGACCCAAAGTACATAGGACTGCCAGGAGCAAAGACAACTATGTTCAATGCTCAAACAGTTCTAACAGCCAACGGCTACATCTGTGTAACTGAAGGCGAGATAGACTGCATAACAACAGTGACTAAGACAGGACACCCAACAGTGGGTATCCCAGGTGCTAATAATTGGAAGCCCTACTACACAAAAATACTTGACGACTTTGATACAGTTATCGTATTAGCAGATGGCGATAGCCCAGGGTTGGAGTTCGGCAAGAAGATAAGCAGAGAGTTAGGCAACGTTAATATTATTCAGATGCCCGAAGGGCACGATGTAAACAGTATTGTTCTACAAGAAGGGGCAGGGTGGCTAGATGAAAGAATCAGAAAATGCTTCATACGATAGCGAGCCAGAAGTATGGGATTACATTAGAGAAAACCCTAGAATTATGGGGCTACCACTATCAGATAGCAAAGCAATAGATATCTGCACAGCACTACTAGATGTTTACGAAACTCTCAACAGAGACCCAGAAGCAGCCAAGACTTTACTCGGTCTACTAGCCACAGTTCTAGTAGGTTCAGCAGAGGGACAGGGCAAAGAAGTAATAGAAGAAGTAATGGTTATAGAAGCAATGCAAGATATAGACCGTAGGTTGAAAGGGATATTAGATGAAGGACGCTGAACATCTAGAAGAAATCTTAAGCCAACTAAGAATCATAATGATTAGGAAGCATCAAGACTACGGCCCATACAACATAGCCAATGCTCCTGGCGGGGCAATGAACGGGCTGATAGTCAGGATGCACGACAAGAT